TACCATTTACCAATGTCGTTATCACTTGAGTAGCCAGACCAATAAGCATAGGCAAATATTGAACGATAGCATCTACTATCATAGTAATAATTTGAGAAGCTACTGTAATTATTCCAGGTAGAGCCGCAGTTAAACCATTTAAAAAACTAGTAATCAAATTGGTAGCTAATTCGATAAACCTTGGAAGATTACTACTAATAAAATCAGCAACACTCCCAATTTTTTGTTGCAAATCTTCAAATACTTTAGTGATTCCACCAGTAGATAAATCTCCAGTTTTTAGCCATGCAGCTATAAATGCCACAACTAATGAAATAATAGTACCCATTGGACCAGATACCCCTAATATAACCAAAGCTAATTTAGTTAACATACTAACTACTAAAGAGAGAACTCCACCTAATTTACCAAAACTACCTCCCATACTTTCTAACAATCCATTAGCTAAACTAACTCCCGAAGAAAATACTCCTGATAAAAAATTACCAATAGTAGATAAAATAGATGCTAATCTATCAATGCCTGAAGCCATCAAATCTTTCACAGCTTGTACAAAATTTTGAATTGCAGGAACAACAATTGCTGCAATTTCAGAGCCTATCGTTATCATTTTTTGGAAACCTAAAACAAGTGTATTACCAACAACAGACGCAACAGTCTGCAAAGTTGGTAAAATTCCCGATAATACTTGCATTAAAAATTGAAACGCTGTAACTAATCCATCACGAATAGTTGTTATAAGATTATTCAATCCATTTCGGAAGGTTTCGTTGGTGGTGTAGAAATAAGTAAATACACCAATCAAAGCGCCAATTGCAGCGATAATCCATCCTACAGGTCCCATAAAACCTAGTAACATTTTAATTGTTCCGACAAGTCCTAAATTGCTTAAAGTCATCATAGCTATGTGTAAACCAGTGACTGCAACAGTAACCATTTGAATTGCTGACGATACCAACGAGGCAATTTTCAACGCTATAAGCGCACCAGCAACTGCTGATATAGCTGGAGCAAGTAATATTGCAACTTCTTTTAGTTCTTCAAATACTATTTTAGCTTCGCCGAACAACTCTTTTATTTCATCAGTATGTTGAATAGCATAATCCATTTGCTCAATGATAAACCCAAAAGTATCATTGACAATCCCTTTTAATCCATCAATATTTTGAGCAATGGTTTTACCAGTTAATGCTTGAGTAAATTCATCAAATTTCGTAATCATATTTGCTAAATTCTTTGAAACACTATTACGTAAATTACCAATACTTGTTGCAATTCCCAGACTATTCTCTTTTGCCAAATCAGCTAACATGCCAGTTCCCGTACCAAGTTCAATTAATTTCCCTTGAAATTCATCGAATGTAACAGTACCTTCTTTCAAAGCTGCATACAAATCACGTTGAGCACTTCGACCTGTATATCCCATTGCTTCAGCTGTTTTTTGCAAAGCTAAAGGCATTGTTTCCTGCAAAGTTTTCCAACTTTCGAGATCCACAGATCCTGTACTTAACATTTGATTAAACTGTTGCATTCCACGACTAGCATCGTCAGTGGATGCCCCCGAGGCAAGAAAGGCATTATTTAAAGCTAGAACGGTTTTCGTTGAACCTTCGAGATCACCAGTAATTGCCGTCATTTGTTGTGTGGAAGCAACAACATCATCTAATTTGGTTGGTAAACCATCAATTCCGTCAGATAACATATTAATAGATTTTTCACTATCTTCTGCGCTGTATCCCAATGCACTAAGGACTTTCGGAAATTTTTGCATAGTATCGAAACGAGATATGGCACTATCAAGTGAACTTTTTAAAATATTAAATGCAGCACTAGCGACTTTGACTAATCCAATAGCAGTTACCATATTCTTTATTCCAGAACTAGCCTTTTGACTCTTACCTTCCAATTGATCCAAATCTCCATTTAAAACTTTTACAGATTTACCATCAACATCTACCGAAATTACAACACGTCCATCAGCCATCATTCCACCTCGCTTTCATCAGGTAATCGATACACATCTTTCAATTTCATCATTTGTTTTTCTTCTGTATCGTGTTTGCTAGGCTTTTTCCACATACGAATAGACACTACTTGCCTGAACTTCGTATCTTCTGGAAGTCCTGCAAGTAGCGCCTGAAATTTATGCCAATGTAATTTACCTTGCTGTTCGATTAAATCAATACCATATGCCTGCATAAATGATGCATATATGTACTCTGCATCATATTTTAAAGAATAAAAATTTTCTTTGTCTTTTTTATAATTTGCTGGTAACGGATTACCAGCTAAATCTGTATGAATCGGTTCTTCTTTCCCTTGATTCACATAATTATAAAATGTTTGATTAAAAATATTGGACTGAATATCTAATGGTAAGGCAATCAAATCTGTATCTGAACCAAAAAACATTTGTAACCCTAATCTGATTTTATAATTAGGAGCTAATCGTTTTTCATTCGTCATATCAATGATTTTCAGAATGTTATCGAAAGTAACCGTAACTTTATACTCTTTACCCTCAATTTTTATGACATCTTCTGGCTGATAGTAAAGGCTGAACATACCTGTTCACTCCTTTACTTTAAGTATTTTGATTCCACAGCTTTTAAATCTTCTGATTCCAATTCTTCTTTGATGCCAAGTGCAATCATATAGAGATATTGCGTAATAATAACCACTGATGGATTTAATTTGTACATCTTTTCGTAGGAGCCTTCACCAAGCATTGCATCTGCAATTTCTTTAATGACTTTTTCTGATTCATCCCAATCATTACCATTTTTTTCCAATTTAGAAACTCTCCCTTCTAAATCACTAAATAATTCGTGGAATTCTTTGACATGTTCGTCCGAACGGTCAAATTGTAAGGTTAAGACTGTTTTTCCCTCGTCATCCTGAAAAGGAATATCAATAATATTTCGTTTCAGTTGGATTGCTTTCATGTAAATCTTCCTTTCTTTTTAAGAGGGGAATCATCACCTCCTCTAACCTTCTGGTGTTTTTTCTGGTGTACCATCATGTTGAATAACAAAAGATAATTCTTCTTTCGTATTGGAATCCCCACCAGCAATTTTGATGTCTAATAAGCGCGCAACTCCCTCATAAGTGGTTCCGTCAGTAGATACCCACTTATGCCATACTTTACGCCCATTCCCAATTGCAAACTCTTTATCGATAACAATTTTTTGAGCATCATCTTCATAATCCACAAACCCTTCTGGTGACCAACGCTTGCGGATACCTAATACATCAGTTGTATCGATTCCTGTATAGTCATTATAATCTTCAGTCACATCCTCGGAATCATTCCCCATTGTTGTAATCCCTGAAGCCAACCATTTATAATCAGTCTCGGTTGGTTTAGTCGTGTCTGAGGTCCATGGTGCAAGATAATGTTTACGTACACTGTTTAAATTTTGTGCCATTATTATTCCTCCTTTGTAGGATACGTTGTGATATTTGCTTGTACATCAAGCATAAAAACATAATTTCGCTTATCATCTAATTGATTGATAAACGGTTTGTTCATAATAGAAATAGAGTTAAAAGAAAAAGAGTTATCAGCACTTTTTAGCTCTGATAACTCCTCTAAATAATTTGATACTAACCATAATGTGTTACCTATTTTTTCTTGGTCAACTGATTTCATCGCAAACTCATAATTGAGTTGCTGATCCTTTGCACCATCCATATATTCCAGTATTACTCTGCTACCAGGTAATGGATAGACACAGAAAGATTCTGTTGGTTGCAAATAGCCTAGTCTACATCTAATTGGCAGATTAGGGATATTGTTTATATTTTCGTTAAGGCGTTCGATAAAATCCATCAGAAACCAGCCCCTTTCTTGAATGCTTCTAGCCAATCAGATATAAAAACTGATTTTGCTTTTAAGTCCCATCTTGGCCCAGTTCCAGGAGTGGTGTAATTCCATCCACCCGGTGCGTAATAATGTCTTCTTGCGTATGGAGCGTTCCACTCAATAGATTTACCGTCTGGAGACACGTTACTTAATGTTCGTAAGTTACCATCGCGCATGGGAACAAAACTTTCATTCATTGTCGCATGCATTCGTTGAGACATATTAAATTGACCACGTTCAAAAGCATCCGTGGAAACTTTTCTTCTCAAACTTCTTAAATCTACACTTATACCTGGCATGCTATTTCACTTCCAATTCATATCCAATGATTTCATCCGACATAAAATATAAAGGTATTGCCTTAACTATTGTAAACTCTTGGCATATCAGGATTGTATTGCTTAAAAATCACAACCAAAGCATTGGGGGCATTTTCGGTGGCATTAATTCCCTGCCGTTTAAAATCGTAACCTTCATCAATTCGTGCATGAGGCAATTCAATAGGATTAGAAAAAATAGGTTTCCCCCAGTCATCTTCGCCATCTATTGCATTATAGGAGATAGCATGAGGAAACACCTGTTTTGGTGGTAGTCTGAACCTCATATGCTTACACCTCGATACAATAATCCTGTACCAGATAAAGCAGCAATGGCATCCTCTGATACAATACTAGGCGCTTCATTTCTTCCAGTATTGGAGTAGCGTGATGCTTCCGATACGCTGGTACGTCCAATAGACCACAATTGCGGTGTATTAATCTCATACGTGCTGGTAGCTCCTGTTTGTTGCATATACTCAATTTGCAACGCTATTGCCTTTTTGAATTTAATCTTCCGAAACTCGATATCCTTGGACAAATCGTGAAACTGATAGAAATTACGAGTCTGTATATCAAAAAAATCCGAAGCTTTTCCAACCAATTTGGTGAAGTCGTCTTCGGTAATTTCAGAATAACCAAATTCTTTGTATTCTTCATGTGTTAAGTACGGCATAGCTCTTCCTCCAATCAAAAAGGAAGGCTATTTTTCGCCTTCCTCAACAGTGTCATCTTCTGGTTGTTCTTCTTTCGGTTCTTCAACTCGCTCAAGAAAAACCTTACCATGTTTCGCAAGGTTTTTTTCAGCTTCTTTTGCGCGTTTGACAGTCATTTCAATTTCTTCGCCTACTTCGTACAATTCTTTCGTGTGTTTATCACGAAAAGTTTCTAATACTTTATATTTTGCCATATTATTCACCTTTACCCTTCTGGAGTATTGTCAATTTGAACTACAGCGAATGCTTCATCTTTAACAACCATAAATCCAACAGTCATGGTCGCTTTCAAAGCAATCATGTCACGTTCTGCCAGATTAATTGGCGCACCATCAGAAGCTGTAATAGTTGTCAAAGTAGCTTGATCTAGGATTTCGTAATTTAATCCTTTAAGAATACCGTAATAAGCATAATCCCAATCACCCACTAATTCTGCAGTTGTATCACCCAAAGTAGTTTTAGGTGTATATGCAATAGGTAACCCCAAAATGTCATCAACACCGTTTGAATTTGCTGTATTAAAAATGGGCATTCCATTACCATCTTTTGTTGAGCGATATTTCACACGCTGCTTACGAGTTGTAGCAATTCCATTTGGCTCTAAGTCTTCCTCTTCAATAAAAGCGATTGCTTCATTAATATCGTCATACTTATTAGCTGTTTCCGTAACAACATTACTTGCAGCAGTTGCAGCTCCTAAAATGTTTTTGGTAAATGGCGAGTTGACACCAGTAAAAGCGGATTGATCGAATTTTTTGTTAAATGCTTCTGCTACTTCTGGGCGCATTAATTCAAAGAAATTTGTTACTGAATAATCTAAATTCTCACGAGTCGTCGGAATGATAACCCCTAATTTATAAGCACGCATTTCAGCTTTAACAAATGTTGGTTTGCTTGTTTGAATACGTTCCGCTTCTGATACCCAGTAAGCACCGACACCAGTCATATAAGTAAATTCTTCGATTGGTTTAGTCATTGGTACTTGTTTGGCTAAGCGCATAATAGAGCTACCTTGCTTCACTTCTGTGATAATGCTATCTGCGATATTGCGAGGAATATCACCCGTTTTAGCAGATTGCATTGTTACATTATCAGGATTAAACGTTGGTGAAGCAAAATATTGCAAGTTCATTTTCATTAATTGTTTTTTCTTCATAATTTTCTCTCCTATCTAGTGATTCTGAATTCATTTAGTTTTTCTGGTTGAGGACCGACAGCAGAATTTTGACCACCTTTTGCATTACCTCCCACAGTGATTGTGGGGGATGTTCCTGTACCTTCTGTTGCTTGCTGAAACAAGAACGATTTGTTTTCTTGCAAACCTTTCAATTGCTCATCAAAACCCTGTAGTTTGCCGTCAACAATTTTGATAGTATCTTTGTCTAATTGACCAAGAACAATATCTTCATCGAGTGCATGAGCTTCTTTTAAGGCTAATTTGATAGAAAAATCTTTTTCTTGTTCAGCAATCTTCGCTTTGGAATCAGCTCTTGATTTGTCAAATTTTTCTTGCAACTCATTGTATTTAGCTGTTAATTCCTCATTGCCTTTAGCAGCTTCTTTCAAACTGTTTAGTTCTGATTGATTCGTAGCCAACTGTTCTTCTAGTTGTTCTTTTTGTGATTTCACTTTAGCGTAACGTTCATCAGCTTTTTCCTCACTTGATAAGTAAAACTTACTTTCTGGCATGCCCTCAACGATTGTGGTTGCTTGTTCTTCCGTTAGTCCTTTTGAAATCAAATATTCCTTAAATGTCATTACTTTTTCCTCCTATACGCTTTTCTACGTGGTTGCCTCACATTAGTGGGTTCAAATTGTTCTTTTACGTCCGCAATTTGATAAAAGGACAAAATAAAAAGGCTTAGTAAATACCTAAGTCTTCTGCTTCCCAGTATTCTTCGTCTAGATCATCTTCGTCAATAACGAATTCATCCATTAGATATTGGATCACCATTACTTTCTGCTCTATCAGCTTTAATCTGTTCCCATTCTCTTTGTTGGAATTCGCATAAAGATTGCACAGCGTCAGGCGGTTTCCTTTGACGATTGAATTTTCTAATCGCTTCTTGTTGTAAATTAATTGGCATGTCTGTAAAGAAATTGATTACATCATTGCGGTTTACGTTTTCCATGATGACCACTCCTTAATTTCGGGTACAAAAATAGCACTTACCAACATTTATTGTTAGTGAGTGCTATTTCAATTTATTTAATTTTTGCTTTACTGCATTTAATTGTTTGTAAAAATTTGTGGGATCCATTCCTGGTTCCATCTGCTCTGTAATATCAGGTATTTCATCGTTGGCAATAACTGTTAAATTTGGATTTTCTTGATACATCAATTCATAGTTATCAACTAGATATTTTTCCAAATCAAGAGAAAACTCAAATGGATTTATCTTCCTTGATAAACCGTCAGATAAAAATGCAAAAAAATTGTCTATCATGTCAATCCATCTCCTTCCAATCTTGTTTCGGATTTTTTCTATAAACATAGGTGACAAACTCTGTTTCATCTTTATTTTTGATAAAAGTATGACTATCGACAAACCATACTTTTCGGCCATCACTTTGTAAATAGTTCGGTCTTTGGGAAATAATATCCGATGCAATATCCACTGAAATATCAGTCCGTTGAATAAAACGACTTAATGCGTGACTTGAAAATTCATGACCGTATGAAAGAAAATCATAGTAAGCTTGTTTTGTCTTCTCTTTAAATCCATCATTCCAGTTCTTATTGTTAATTTCATCGATTGTTTTATATTGTCTTTCCAACGGAGCCCATTTGCTAGGCTCATTATACCGTATTTGACGGTATTCCTCCAATGATGACGGTGCATGATTACCTAAAGTCTTAACAATTTTGGAAAAATCTTTCCTGTCTTGATTAATTGTTTCTCGATGTGCCTCTATGACTGATTGACTAGGACCACTATGAACACTCTCACGCCCGTAACTTCGATGCAATAAGTCTTTGTTATCATCAATCAATTGCCTCAAAGCACCTTGACGTTTGCGAATTAAATTCCTGAAATACTCTTGGCCAACTTTATCATCTAGCAATTCAGCGGCTCTCAATTGTTTTTTCGCCTTTCGGATAGAACTTTCCATGCGTCGTTGCTTAGCGACTGTCTTAGCATTTTCTTGCGCCACTTTTGGCTTAGGGGGCGATGGGATACCAATATCATCTGTTGGCAACATTGAGTACCACCGATGATTGCAATTAATACCATTGCATCCTGCCGGCTCTTTCCAGCCATAATCGTAAACAGAAGGCAAATACTGATACTCTGGTGGTGCTTCATTTGTTGGCACCATTAAAACGAACTTTCCTTGAATTAGTGCACAGGCATCACGAGCAGCAGCATGACTACTCATAAGCGCTGTAACGATATTATATTCACTGATTGCCCGTTCAGTCCTCAAATCGTTGTATACTCGACGTGTGGTAGATTTAATAACCGTACGAACATATCTTTCCAACGACCATTCACGCCCTGCTTTATCCGTAAAACTAGAAGCTATTCCTTTTTCTACCATTTCATAAACAGCTGATTTAAAGGCTTGTTCAGAAGTTTGGAAACCT